AGGATGTCTTTTCTCATAAGGAAAAGCCTATCACAATTTTAAAGTTAACCTACATTTTCAATGGCCCGTTTCCTACATTTTAGCATGGCCCTTTACAGCTTTAGTATTCCCTGTACCAGAATTAACAACCGCTTGAGCTTCTTCAAGTTTCTTTTGGTGCTCTGCAATTTTTTCATTAAGTGCAGACTCTGATTTAGCAGCATCTTCTTGACTAGCTGACTGATCACTTAATGCACCAGTAATTGAGTTAATTACTTTACGAAGTCCAGTACCAGCTTTATCAGCTTCTAAACCATGGTTCGAAAGAATACCAATTGCTGAAGACGCCTCTGATAGTTGAAAACCTGCTGAATGAGATGAGTCACCAACATACTCCATAGCTTTACCCATGCTTGCAAAATCTGTCGCTGTCATATCTGCTGCATAAGCTAATTGATTAACTACATCTTTTGTATTTTTAGTCATTTGTGCTGCATTATCAGTACGCATACCGTAAGCATCGACAACTTGAGAGGTTACGCTCAATACATTATTAAAATCATCGCCAGAAGCAACAGAGGCTTGTAATTCTGAACGCATAGCACCCAAAGCTTCAGTAGAAGTATATCCACGTTTAATAAGTTCTTGATAACCTTCTGCAATTTCTTTTTGCGATTTACCATATTCTACAGAGTATTGAGCCCCATCTTTTTGCATTTGAGCAACATTTTTGGTTACTTCTGCAACTTTTTCACCACCAGTTACAGCAAGATTGGTTGTTCTAATATAACTATCCTGCAAATCAGCTGCCATTTGAGAGCCTTTTATAGCTGCCGCTCCAATTGCTGCAATACCAAAAGCGCTTTGATATGCTGCATTTTTTACTTTCTGATATCCTGCTGCCATTACATCGGTAGCTTTCTCAGTTGTTTGATAAACAGTATTTAAACCTTTACCAATGAGAGACTCAGAATTAAACGGTTGCATCTTTGTAACTGCCAAGTTAGCTTCTAAAAGTTTATTTCTGTAGTTCAATAATGACGAAGCAGCTTCATTTACTCTTGTTTTTTGTTTGACAAGAGTTTCTGAACTTGTACCCTCAGCAGATTCTAAACGTTTAAGCTCAGTTACTTGGGCTCTATAAATCTCAGTTTGCTTTGCGTATGAAGTAGATAGACCAGAAACTTCAGCTTTGGCAGCTCCCATTTTATTACGAGTCTTCTCATATAAATCAATTTGAGACTGCATGAGTTTATCATTAGCACTTAGAGATTTATTTAAATCTTCAATACCTGTTTGTTGATACTCATAAGCTGATTTTGCACGGTTTAATTGCCCTGTCATTGAGGCAAGAGAACGTTCTGCTGTGGTTAACTGAGCATTATATTTTTGATAAGCCTTTTCACCAGCATCAGTATCTCTATTGATTGTCTTCATACCTTCTGAAAGGTTAGCAATATAAGCTTTTTGCTTTTCCATTGCTTCACTAAGACCTTCATAGCGATATTTTGATGCAGAAACAGCATCTCCAGCAGATTTAGCCTGTGCTTCATTAATCTGCCATTCACGAGTACTATCTTTAACTGCTGATTTTAAGCGGTTGATAGCCTCAACAGCCTTTGTTTCATTCAAGTCAATCCCTGTGGTGACTGAATCAACCATTATATCTGCCATTTTTACTCCTTTCTAATTTTTGAGTATAAAAAAACACCTAAATATTAGGTATTGACATGAATATTATTGTCCAAACATCTTCTTCAAATCATCAAATGAAGCCATCTTATTATCTTCATTAGCTTTAAATACATCAATTAAGTCATAATAATCATGATTATCCACTTGCTCTAATGTCCAGTGCCAATTTTCGATAATATTTTTTTCAAATAGTTGTAAATCTATTAATTGGTTGTTATGGTAGACTTTTCGTTCTTCAATGCTTGAACTTTTTTTTCGGCAGAATCAACCTCCTCAGTAAACATAGTATCGATTTGATCATCATCATACCCTTGAAGTGAAAGAACAAGTTTAGATTGCAAATTCATAAATTGACCACGGTCAAATTCTTCTAATTTATCTACTTCTTTTTTATTTAAACCTAGAATTTCAGTAATAAATTTTTCAGCATTATTAATTACTGACATATCATCAAGAGCGATTGCTTTGGTTAATTCTTCTAGTGTTCCATCCTGAACTGAAGCAAGTTTTTCTTGGCTTTTTGCTAGTTCCAATTGGTAGGCATGCATTTTTTTAATGTTCTTAATTGAAGTTTTAACTTCAAATGATTCTTCTCTAATTTCTGGTAATGATAATTTCATTGTATATCTCCTCTATTTTACTTTTTGTAACGGAATAGTCAGGTATCGAACCTAATATAATAGACCGTCTATCTATCCCATATAAAAAGCGGATTTCTCCGCCCTTTAATTATGCGTGTGAGGTAGTTGTTGTTGTAGATGATGTAGTAGTAGTCGTTGTAGAATCATAACCATTAAATACATCTGCCATCATCGCTGCTTCAGTAAATTTTACATCTCCACCATCAAAGAATTTGATAGCTTGTCCAGCCCAACGGCTTACAGAAAATGCTGTAAACGTTAACGCATCGTCAACACGAACATTTGCATTAGTATTAGTTTGCAAGTTCAACGCTGTTTCGTTCATTTTACCAGCAGCGAATCCAACATATTGCGGATTACCAGTACCGATTGTAGTTGTTTGAATCAAGGCTGCTACTTTTGGAACACTTCCTTGTGTATAACCACCTTTACCATCATTAACACGGCCAAGCAATTTGTTTTTAATCGCTACTGGTAGACCATTAAAGTCAAAAGCTACGGAAGGAGTACCTTTTGCAATATCTGCATCTACTTGACCATCATTACCATAAATCATTGTTGGAGCACTTGATACATTAGTGATGTTTGCAGTTTTTGTACCTAACATTTCATCAGTAATTGGGAAGACTCCATTGGTAGATAAACCACCTTCTCCTTTAACGATCGCTCCATTTTCATCCAATAGAGCAAGTGTGACCATTTTTAAACCTTTTGTTGCCATTTTAAATTCCTTTCTTAAATAAAAAACGAGTTAGCTATTTGCTATCTCGCTTAACGTCATGATGCGTTGCACCGTTAAATTTTTGATAATTTGCCCTGTATCAGGGTCTATATAGTGACTTTTTGATTGCGCAATAAGCCAATCATTATTTATAAATGATTTCATCAGATTAATTTCGCTTTGAACAATATTTATATCCGAATCTTCAGCGTTCGAGTAAAAGATTTGAATATAAACACCATACATGAGTGAAATAAAATCTGAGTTGCCATAATCATTAGGACCATTATCTGATTCTGTAAGTAAAACCTGAGTTTCATTAATAGAATGTTCTTTTTCTTTGGGGATAGAATCAAGAAAGATTTCATCATGCGGAAAGTCACTAGCTGCAATTATGTCTTGAACAATTTCAACTGGTCTTTTCATAAGTTATTCTCCTTCTTTTTTCTATTAATTATTTTTCTCATTGCTTCAGCTTCAGCTTTTAATATTCCTTGCTGAACAATAGGATTTTTTCTTGTTTCTTCAATAAAATGATCTGCATGAACTGCAACTTCACCAGGCTTTTTATATTTTCTTCCAGAACGTGTTGTAAACTGAGGAAAACGACTACCATTATTAATGATATTGGCAATATATCCTTTTGTATGAGTACCTTTTTCCGTACTTCTTTCCCATCCTACAACACTTTGACCATCTTTAACTCCGTCAATATTCTTATTTTTCATAACAATACTATCTGCTAAATGTGGATCTTCTCCAGTATCACGATGGCGGTAGTGCCTATTTCTAACTTCATAAGCCAATGCTTGCTCAAAAACTTTAGCGCCTGCCTTTGTAACTTCGGCTTTATCTTCTACAGTCATCTTTGTGCTTAATGATTCTGCTTGATTAATGATTAGTTGCATTGCTTCCTCAAAAGTAGCCATATTAAGCTCCCTTCTTCTTTGCTTGAAGAGTTAAAATATCAAATTTAATAAGCTTTGCAGATTCATCAGAAGAAATATTGTAAATATTATAAAGAACATCATCAATTTGAACACACATTTTCTTTGTAACTAGCTTATTATGTCTAATTGCAATATCAAATGTATCGGCTGTAGTTGTTCCGATTACCTGAAACTGAAGCGCAAGAGTTCTGGTTTTAGCAGCAAATCGGACATTTAAAACAGTTGCTGGGTCAATTTTTTCAACCTTACCTCCAGTAGGAGTAGTTACTGTTTTAGTAACTCCAATCTGACATTTTCTGTTAAAATCATTCGGTTTGTACGTTTTGACCATCTTGCGCCTCCTTCCACGAAGAATAAAGTCCTCTCAACTGACCAACCATGTGATCTACAGCCGTAGTAGGCGGCATAGTTGTAGAACGATTAATCCACAAATCCATCGAGTAACTAAGAACAGCTACATCATAAATTGGAGAAACGTTTTCTACACTGAAAAATGGATTGTCAACTGTATCAGAACTCACTGCATTTTTCACATATGCTGTTGCTGTATCAAAATAAATTTGAAGTTGTGGTTTGCGATCATCATCTTCTGATAACTGATCTAGTAAGTCATCAACAGTTACTGTCATAAAGCGCCTCCTTTACTGCTTTAACATATAAATCAGATACTTTACCGCTATCCTGATATAAAGCTTCAAGTGGCGGAGTATCTAAATATATTCCTTTGAAAAATAATCCCATATCTTCAGTTACACCAGCATTATGGACAATTTTATTTTTACCTATTGAATCATTAGTTGACCAGGCAAAAGATAATTTATTACTGACTTTTGGAGAAATACCGTAGTGGTACATTGTCCATAATTGAGCCCACATTTCTGCTGTCCATTTTTGTAAAGTTGTTTCAAGTGGTTCAATTGCTCTATAAAGAACAATAGAATTAACATAAACATCATGCCAATATCCAGCTTTAGGATTTTTAATCACCCATTGGGCTCCTCCTGAGTTATTTTGAATAGATTCTAACCATTCGATTGGAACTTTTATCGCATCTGTCATTACTTCAAGCGTTCGAGATGAATTAGTAACAGATTTAATATAATCTAGCCCAATATAACCAATAGTGTCCGAGCAATACCATCTACTTTTTGTAACTGGAACTTTAAATGCTTCTAAATCGAGAATAATAGTATCAGAATCAAGATAAACATAGGTCTCATTCTCCCTTTCAGAATCTTCACTTAAATATCTATAAAATAAATAAGGTTTAATACTTGGGATATAAGACTTATCAAATCTATCATCTTCATATGAATAGACTCTACAATCATTAAATTCCATTAATACAGAATCATTTTCTTTAGCAAACAAAAGGATAATGTCTTTTTTATCCACTCCCAATTTAGACAAACTATTAATTACAGTATGCAATTCCCAAGCAAATCTTTTTTTAGCTGGTTGTGCAAATAAAAATTTCATTATCCTCTCCTATTTTTAAGCATGGCTAGTTGTAGTTGTTGTAGCCTGAGTTGTTGTAGTTGTAGTTGGTGCTCCAGTAAAATTACCTACTTGGTCTGCAATTGCAGTAAATGAACCAGCAACTAAAGCTTCTGAGTCAGTGGCTTTAACATCGAAGCGATCGATTACACGAATTTTAGTAGTATCTGTTTCAAAAGCGCCAGCACCGATATTTGTTGGAAGAAGAGACATGTTTTCGCGGTCAAATAACGTAATCGCTTGTGAAATATCCCCATAATAGAGTGGGTATAGTGGAGCTGAAGCAGTTCCACCACTTGGCAACCAGCGGTCAGCCACCATAACAACTTGCTTACCTTGAATCAACATGCGTTGTGGTTGTGAAGGGTCTGGTTGCAACAAGTAGTTACCCGTTGCGTCCTTTACCTTATGAAGTGCATTGCAACCAGACACATTGGTCAAGAAGAATGATGTTGACAAAATAGCAGGGTCAACAGAAGTGTTGGCCATATCGATGACATCATCAAAATTAGCGATTGTTGGTTTTTTAGGTGCTGCTTGCATTACTGCGATAATCGCTTGGTTACGAGTCACAACCACTTTCTTAGCAATCCAGCTTGATAACCATGCAAGAATATTTTCTGCTGTATCTTTAAGCAATGTATTCGTTGCAGTGATGATTCCCGCATAACGTTTAATCAAGTATTTGATAATTGTCAAACGAGGATTGTCAAGGTCTGGAATTTTTCCATCTTCTGCATCCATTACAGTCAACGGAGTTACATCAGTCCATTTTTCATATACACGGCTACCGTTTGAAGTAGAAACACTCTCAACACGTACATATTGTTGTAGTGAGTCATATTGGCGAACCAATGTGTTAATCATAGTACGGATATCTTGCGGAATAGTAAGTCCAGCAGCGCTATCAGTTCCGCCAGATCCATTTATATCACCAGATGAAACAGTATTGAGAAATGCCATAGGATTACGAACCATATTTACGAAATCTGAAACAAATTGGTCTTTAAGGTTATTTTCTTTTTTAGCAAGTGGTGCTTTATCTTCTTCACGCATATTAACTACTTGCTCAGCTTGAGCTTCAACAAGTTGTTCTCTCAATGCGTCACGTCGAACTTTTTCATTATCACGTTTATTTTTTAATTCTGACATAGCTTCTGCTGAAAAATTATCATCATTAAGAGCCATGTTGATTTGGTCATTAAAGTCTGTGACTTTATCTCCTGAAGCAATCCATGCTTCGTTCAATTGATTTACTGTTAATTTAACTCCCATTTGAGTCTCCTTTATTTTTCTAATAAAATAGCCAACTTACGAGAACGTAAATCAGCTTGTTTGTTTTCTATAATTGGTTCTTCTTTCGGAGGGTTATTCCGATTTTTGAAATTCATGAAATTCATAAATTCATTAAGTTTATCAGCAGTTGGAATATTGCCGATTGAATTAGAAAATACTGGTTTATTAGCATCTACAAACATAATATTGTCTGCAAATCCTTTATCCACTGCATCTTGAGCTGTCATCCATGTTTCGTTAGACATCAACTGCAACAAATCAGATTGTTTCATACCAGTTTTTAATTCATAAGCTGCAGCAATAGATTGGTCAACACCATTTAAAACTTTAGCTTCTTGCTCAAAGTCGTCAGCATTTCCTTGGCTACCACTCATAGCCTTATGAATCATCAATTGGGCTGTAGGAGAGATATTTACCGTATCTCCAGCCATTGCAATTACTGAAGCTGCAGATGCTGCCAACCCTTGAATATTTACAGTTACAGGTTTACCATTCATCTTAATAGCAGTATAAATCTCAGAAGCTGCAAATACATCTCCGCCATTAGAAGCGATATTTAAAACAATTTCTTCATCATCAGCATTTACTAAGGCATCATTAACTTTAGATGGACTTGTATAATCGATTCCAAACCAGTCATACATCATTCCATAACTATTATCAACTACATCTCCTTTAATGTCGATTACTGTCATCATTTACCTCCTTTCTAAGAATAATTACCATGACCACCTCCTTTCCTATGGTACTGGCTCATTACTTTGGCCAGTTGTCTTTTTATTTGTATTTTCAGGTGCTGGTAGGTCTTTAGGAATATATCCTGCTTCTTGCAAGATATATGTAGCTTGATTTTCAGCTACAGCACCCCATCTTGTAGCAGTACTAATAGTAGATAAGTAATTATCACCAAGAGGGTCAATAGCTGGTCTCATGTTAACGCTTATGTGGTCGCTTAACTTATACTCCAATTCACTTATAGCAGGTCTTAAATAGCGATTTAATGCACTTGCGTACATTCCACTTATTTGTTGAATTGAGGATTGTTGGTCACCTTGTCCACCAATATAGCTGTCAGGAAGCCCATATACTTTGGCATATTGCTTAGAAGTCCAATCTGTTTGTGATAATAATTGAGCTACATTTGATTTAATTTCTAGTGCAGTAAATTCTTCAAGGTCATCTAATACTACAGGGCCGCCACTTCTTGAACGTTTCATAAACGAACGAGAACGAGATGCTTTATCTTTATCACTAAGAAGTCCACCACCTTTAACAGTAAGTACACCAGGAACATTTAATGAACTATTCAATGAACTAATTGTTAATCTATCAGAGGCTCTTTGGATTTTTGATTCACGTCTCAAAGAGTAAAGTGGACTAATTCCAGTTTTACCACCATCAATTGATAGTAGTTTCATATGAATCAAATCGCTCTGTGGAGCTTGTAAAATAGGCTCTATTTTAGGGTCATCAAAAGTGATGTTATAATACATTCCGTTTTCATACTCGAAATAATAAGTATTTACTTGAGATGGCCTTAGATATTCCCATTTCATATCAGCGCCATTAGCATTTCTCCAACGATAAGCGAATGCTTCGCCTCCTAAAAGCAACTGTGCAAACATTGATTGCCAAAATCCATGCTTGTTAGCATTGGTGCTTGGATTATCAATGATTCCTTGATTCTTTTTCTTTTCAGCATTGATTTTAACTATTGCTAAATCACTAGATAGTTGCAAGATAATAGAAAATAAGTCTGAATTTCTTAATGCTGCACGAGCTGAAACCCATTCATTATTATCACCAAGCAAACTTTCCATTATTTGAGCATCATTTCCATCTGGAAAATAGCTTTGAACACTACCAACTTCTGGCGGATCATTTGTTTGGTTGATAAAGTTTAATATTGGCAAAATCAATTACCTCCCTTCTTTTCTATAAACTCGGAAATTAATCCTGCTAAAATAAAAACAACTGATAAAGTAATTCCTCCAGCTGTTATATTCCACATAAACATTGTTACTGTTATGGTTACTGCAAAAGCAATAAACATAAGTACATCAAATATTTTCCAAATTAAAGAAAATAAGTCTTTAAAAATCTTCATCGAATCCCCAATCATCATCTATTTCATCATCAAGGTCTAATAAGCCAGATTCTTGGCTAGTAACCCATTCTTTTACTTGTTCTGGTGTCATGTGCTCAACTTGCCAACTCTTATCATTTGCCATACCATAATCCTCAAAGTGATACATCCCTTGAAATAAAGCATCAATAATCGCATCAACAACGTCAATTTTTAAAGTTGCTTTTCGTTTATCTACCTGTATTCCTATTGAATCTTCTCGTAAAACCGCATTTAACAGCGATTTTTCCATGATTTTATCATCTAGCCTACTAATAGAGCCCTCTACAAATAGTTTTTGTAAAAATTTTGTAGGGTCTTTCAGCTCACTCGTTCTTTGACGGATAGGTTGTAAATTATAGCCCGTATTATTCATGAGCATTTGAATTACTTTAGTGATACCCATTGCATCGTAACCAAAAAAAATAACATCCAATGCGTTATCTTCAATATAGTTTACAATCCATTCATAGACCTCATCATCATTGATTAGCCCTTGCTGGTGGCTTGTAACTGTACAAAAACCATATTTTTCTAGTTCTCTATAATTAATACCATCTTGTTTTTCTTTAGCATCAATTGAACCTGCTCTTTGGAATGGAACAAACGAATGCTGTTCAACATGCCACTTAGGCTTTCCTTCATCATCTAAATAAGGAAAAACGAAAGCAATCGCTGTATTATCTGACATCATTGAATAGTCAATACCTATATAGCAGCGTTGCCCATGAATACTAAATTCAGGAATAATAGCTTTTTCAATATCAGCAAGATTTAAGTAACTATCTACATCTTGCTGAAGCCACATATTAAGATTTTTAGTTTGGAAATCGTGTAGCGTCCCTTGTAATAAGTCACTGTTTCGTTTGTCAATCAATCCTTTTAATAAAATATCTTTTTTATCTTCCAATTCAAGAAGAGGGTTTGATTTTACCCAAGTTTCTGGCTCGAATGTTTCTGATAAATCATCTTGCGCCCATACCAAACACAAAGAAGTATCTGCTTCTCTATCCCAATCTTTCTCCATAGCTTCTTGAAGTGTTTTTTGGTCCTTCCTAAAAGGAACGCTAGGGTCTGGATAGGAAGTTGAAATTTGTACAAACTGATGATTTTTAACCAAAACTTGTCCAGAAACAATTTTAGAAATTTTTTCTCTATTAGTTACCTCTCCGATTTCATCAAAAATAGCAGTTGTAAAGTGAAAGCTATCATATTGACCAGCTTCATGAGAAATAGCACGAATTTTATTATTCATTTTCTTCATGACAACTTCATCATTCAGAATAGAACGATCAGTCAAACCTGTTTCAGCAGCAATTGTTTTAAATGGTTCAATTTTTATAACTGTCTTAAGCATCGTCTTAACATATCCAAACAATTTGCTTGTCTGTTTAAAGTTTATCGAGGAAACTAAAAAGTCCTGATTTGATAAACCAAGACTTTCAAATAAAAATGAATAAACCATCAAAATTGCTAGAATATAAGTTTTACCTTGCCCACGAGATACTGATATTATAGCGACAGTAAACCTTTTTCCACCTTCGCTATTCCTCCATCCTATCAGCATACACATAATGAATTTTTGCCAAGGCATTAGCTCAGTTGGTTCGCCTGTATCAACATTCGGGACAACTGAAGCAACTTTTAGTAAATTTTTTATTTCCTTTTTAGAGTATCTGTAAGTAAAATCTTCACGTCCAATTCTTTGAAGGTCTCTTAAATGCCTGAATGCTGCTAATTTTGTTAGATATCCAGATTTTGTTATACCGTCTAATACTGCGAATGCATATCTTGTGCCTGGGTCTCTATATTTAGCACGTATTTCTGAAAAATCAATACTATGATAAGCTCCTAAGACGTCGTGGTCCTGCGTTAAATCAACTTTAAATTCAATGATAAGATTATTCATTGTTTTTGTAGGAGCCAACTCAGTAATCATCGTCATCACCTCCATCAAAGAATGCCTTCATCTTATCTTTAGTGCTTTTTTCATTTGTATCTTGCATGTTAAGATCTATCAATTCAGAACGTGATTTTGGAGATAAACCTAACTCAGAACCAATCTTTGTAAGATTTTTTATTGCATCTGAGTAAATTTGAGTCATCGGATTACGTTTGAAACCTTGAAATTGTCTGTCAATAATTTCACCAGTCATATCTTGAACTGGTTTATAAATTTCTTGAACCTCACCATGTTTTTTGAGATGTTCATATGAATTTCTATAAATTTCATACTGAGTACAGTACATTTCAACTAAAAACGAATCAATCTTATCAACTGGCTTTTGTTCCTCAAGAAAGGGAACAGTTTTACGCCAACAAGCACTTGCGAGAGGAGAAAGGTGCTTAGGTGCACGATAAGACAACTTCCCGTCATTACTGTCTTTGAACTTCTTAGCTGTCATTTTTTCTCCTTTCTTTTAGTGTTTTGACCCCCCCTATATAAAAATTTTCAAAATTGGGTTTTCACGCAAGAGGATACCTATGTGTGTGCTTTCCCAGTGAAAAGATAGGGGGGAGGGTTATTAAAAATTATCGGTCATTTTTTTGAAAATCAGGGACATCTTTTACATTTTTTATGGGGATTACATTTTTAGTTTTATTTCCGTAACCAGTTCCATAATAAATTTGTTCCCACTTAGTTTTCCTTGTGTGGCATTTGCTACAACAGAAGGCCAAGTTATCCATGATGGTCTTACCATTCAAGTCAAACTCAACAGGCACGATATGGTCCACTATCTTACCAGTTCTTACTCTGTTATGTGCTTTGCAGTACTGACAAAGGAAGTTGTCTCTACGTCTCACTACATCACGTATAGACTTCCATTGTTTGCTTTGATAGAATTTATTCTGTTCTACTTTAATGTCGCTATATTCACGCTTACGTTTGTTATAGTCCTTATATCTTTTGGTATCATCATTACGATTAGTCCATCGTTCTCTGCTTGCTTGATATGCAGCTTCTTTATCAGCATGCTTAGTGCAATAGTATAGTGGTCTAACAACTACAGCGTGGCAGTTAGGCTCACGACATCGTCCAGTCATCGGCAAGATAGCATCTCCTCTCATCAACAATAAAAGGCTGCCCATTGGACAACCTGTAATAAAATATAATAGCAAGATAGAGTCGCGAACTCTATAACTTCTATTAGCGAAGTCGTTTCTATTCCTTGCTCGATGCACTAACCCACTCAACATCATTACTCTTGTAATGTTTTTTCTTGCAACATCTGCCGTACTAGTATTATCGGATTTATATTGCAGAGGTCCTATAGCAAGTCAGGGAGTCGAACCCTGACAAGCTTATGAAGCAAATTCAAACCGATACTTATGATATTTGTGCTTTTGCCTTTTACTTCATAATACAAGTATATCAGCAAAAACAAGGAGCAACACTCCAATTTCGTGCCTTTTTCGTGTCGTTTTTATCCCAATTTGACCCATGCTTTCAAATGAAATATCCAATATGAGGGTTTATATCTTTTCTGAATCGGTAGTAAATAAACTTAGCTTTCTTTTCTGAAATCTCAATCCCTTCATTATCAAGTTCCATCATTACTCTGTACCATGTAAAGCCACCGTAACCACAGTGTTTTAGCTTGATTATTTCTTTTTCCTCCTTAATTAAAGGTTCGTACCACAAGCTGAATTGGTACATCAGGTCTTTGAGTTTGATGTATTCCTCATCATTTTCAAGCGCTTCTTTATTTAAGACGTGACTTTCAGGTTCAGAACCGCCAGAATAAGCCGTACGAATACCTAAGTTATCTACTTTTTTCTTATAAAGATATCTGCTTTCAATTGATTTTATTCTGGCTTCAAGTCTGCCATTAACGTAATCTCCAATAATTCTATCTAACTTATCTGCCATTAATCAA